CAATAAGCTCGAACCGTTTCCGCCGTATCAATCGACAAACGCACGACCCAATAGTTTCCGCTCAAAAGAGGCGGTGCGGTACTAAACTCCTTGTCCGCCACAACCATCTGATCTTTCAACAACTGAATCTTGTATACGGATGGTGAGATGCCGGTTCTAACTGCAACCAACATGTATCCCGCAATATTGGGATTCGGCAACGAATCGCTCATATCCAGATACAGATAAATGTAGCCCAAGTAACCGGCGACCCAGGCCACTGAAATCTCTCGGTACGAAACCGTAGCCAACGCCTGAGAAGTTAATTTCGCCGTGCGCACAACCGGGGCCAGATCATTGACCCCACCGGCATAAGCGATTCCGTCGCTAACCAACGGAAGGCCGCTGTCCGCCACTCCGCCCGCCGTCCAGCCTCCGGCGCTCCAATTCGTCGGATTCATCGCCGTGCCGTCGAATGGATCGAAAAACGACTGTACGGTATCGCCGCCCAACGTACGGCAGACATCCAACATGCGAACTTCGTTGCTCACGTCGGCACCGTGTAGGTAATGGACAATCGCACCTGATTCGCTTCGGAAGCGACCACTGATTCCTTGTCGTGATAACGGCCAAACTCAAGCACCGACCCCGTTTCAACGTCCTGCTTCAGAATAATGTGCATTTGCTTCAAGCGAACCGTCCAAGCATCAACGGCATGAGCCAGTACGCTGATCGTAGTCACCTCACTGGAAACAATGGACCAGTCGATCGGGGTAGGCGTCGTCAGATCATAATCACCGCCCGGCGTCGTCCAGTCGGTCGTCCCATCGTACTTATTCCACGTGCAGCCTGCTTCCGTCCAATTCGTCTGCGTCAACCGATAAATCTTCGCGGCAATCCCAGTGCCTTGCCCGTCGAAGCGCGTCAGAATCAAGGAGGCGGCAATAATCGTCGCCGTGCTTGGCAAGTTGCTCAGATCGTAGTGCAATAGAGTTCGATAGGGCCGTTTAGGACTAACCGTACCATCGGTCCCGACATTCAAACCCGTGCCGTTGAAATTGATATCGTCGCCGATCAGATCGCCCTGAACATGAACATCTTTCGTAGGTCCGATTTCCGTCGTCGTGCCCGTTGTCGTGGCAAGAACGCGGACCAGGCCGGGGCGCGAACCGCCGCGCAGGCGCTTCTGAAGGCTGTCCGTATTTCGGACGTTCAGGGAATCGGGGCAGCTATAAAGATGTTCGGGATTGTTTTGGAATCCGAATCGCCTGGAAATGCCCAGGCGCGGCCAATGAACATCGAAGCGATCAACGGGCACACGAACACCTCCCGTTAATCGACGATGCTGGCAGTTTGCAAGTCGTCGATCAAGGCCGTAATGAGCTTCCTCAGTTCGGCGTTATCGACAATGATCGCGTTGATCGCCACCGCCACGGCGTCGCCCTGCGCAGCAGTGTCATAGGCGAAGTTGCCAGTCACGGCATCCACTAAGGCGGTAGTCGCCACCGCCGCCGCAGTGGCGTTTGGAACCGTTCGTATCGCCGTCGAGAACGTCTGCGTGTAAGCGTTGCCGCTCGCACTGGGAAAACCGGATGCCGAATTTCTCTTTAGTTCCTCAACTACATTATGAACACTCATCTCTATCTCCTTTCAGGCCAAAGGCTGCTATCTGAAAAACACGTTCAAATAACCGATATTCCCACCCGCGCCGGATGCGCTCAGGGTAATCCCCAAAGCAGTATTCTCATCCCCGACAATGAACCCCTCTGGAAAATCAAACCAATAAGTCGGCGACGGGTCCGCCGCCGCCATCGTCATGGTGTACGACTTCGATACGCCATTGGCCGTCCATACGATGCTCACCGTACCTGCTACCGCCAGAGCGGCTTCGTAGCTCACGCCTACGGCGCGCAATACGCGGCGCACGCCCACGGCGGCGACGTGACTGCTGTTCGTGGAAGCAACGGAGTTGCTCTTCGTATCAGAGGCGAAGTCGTATTCCGCGTAGATGCCAAGATCAAGCGTAGATGCCATGTATCACCTGTACCACACGTTGATATGGCCGATGTTTCCGACCCCGCCCGCGTCGAGTTCAATCGTAATCGCCGTGTTCGTATCGCCGATAATGTAGCCTTCGGGAAAATCAAAAACGTAGGTCGGCGAGGCTTCGCCAGCAGCAATCGCCATCGTCAGCCCTTTTGCCAAACCGCGCTGCGTCCAGGCGATCGTCACCAGATGGTCCGCCGCCGAGGCCGCAGCCTCATAGCTGACGTGAACGGAGCGAACAACGTGGCGCGTATTGGCTGTTGCTCCGAGCGTAATCGTCACCGCGGCGTTATCGGTGGAAACACCGCTTTGAAATAAGTACTCCGCATAGAGACCAAGATCGGCAGTTCCGGCCATAGCCCAAACCTCACACCTCTAAAACATAGCTTCCGTCAGCGTATGGTCCCGCGTAGTACGCCGGTCCCGTGCGCCTGCGCTGAAGATGATGGTATCCCTGATCCGCGCCGATCATCACCCCAACCGTCGGCGACGTATTCGATCCCTTGTCCATCTGGATCGCGCTGACCAGATTGGTCACAAACACAGCCCACGAATCGGTGCGTTGCCCGTTCTTCTTGTACTCGCCCAACGCCCGGCACGCTTCCATAAGCAGTTGCGACATGCGCGGCCCGCCCAACGGATACGGGTTCGTGGTGCTGATCGGGCCGGTGAGCACGGCGTAGCGATAGGTCAGCGTGTAGGTCGCGTCCGGGGTCGGCCAGAAGATCACTTCCTGCCGCTGATTCGATCCTTGTGTCTGTTGCAGCCACCGAGTCGCAAAACACTCCGGTCGCCCGGTGGTCGTGCGGTCCTGGCGCAGCATGAGAATTTGCGTGTCGTTGGTTCGATAGGGCGGATCGTAACCTGACCCGCTGGGCCAGATCATGAATCGGCCCACGAACGAGCCGTAGTCCGACGGCAGCGTGTAGTTGTACGTTCCCGACGTGGTAACGAGCGTCGTGGTCTGTTCCAGAAACGACCAGGTGTGCGGGATACGTTCGCCGGGAATGGTCTGCGGATACAGGCACCAGCGGTACGCTTCCTGCACGTCGCGGTCGAGTTCCGAGGACTGTGCCGAGGTCCATAGCGTTTCGTCCGTTCCCCATCCCACGGCCAGACCCGTCGCCCGCTTGAAGTCGTTGTACCCGGCGAGCAGGTTGAGTTGCCACGGACTTAGATAGAGGACAACTGGGTGCATGCGTCACTTGTACCAGACCGTCAAAAGGACTTCGCTTGCTTCCAACGCCGTTGAAGTCACAATGCCCTTGTGCAAGGCCAGCGCAATCCCGGTGGCAAATGGAATTCCCAGAGGCCAATCGCGGGTCATTTCCGCGCCGTTCGCAGCCGTCGCATTGGCCGTACAGCCGAATTTCATCTTGATCGTGCTGGTATCGACCGTAGGAGCAGCCGCCAGATCGTAGAACGTCACATAAACCGGCACGGTATCAACCGAGAACAGACTGAATCCATAGACCTGTCCGGCGGAAGTCTTAACAGCCGTAGCGTTGGTCGTCGCCGCACCGATCAGATGAAACGCCGTGCATCCGCCCAATTCCGATGGAACCAATATGACCGTCGGATAGTAGTAACTGTTCGCACTTTCCAGATGGAACGGCAGCGCGATCGTCGTCCCGGCAGCGGCTTCAACTGTTTTAGTCGCCAAAGATAAAGCCATCTTACGCTCCTACCGTCGCGGTCTCGCGCTCCCGCTTTTGTCGCGTTTTCCAGTGTTCTTTATGAGGCACGTCCACCACCGTCGGGTCGTGCTCGCCTTCGGACGTGCAGAGCGGTAAATCGCTCTCATCTTCACCAGACTGCAACTTCCGCACTTGATCCTCAAGCGACAGAATCCGCTTGTTCTGTTCGTCAAGCATGTCCGTCAGAGTAATAATCAAATCCCACTCACTGCGGTCGGGTTCCCTATTCCGCACCATCGACAGGGTGTTCTTGCGGTGCTTCTCGTAGAAGTCGATGTACTTCTGCGGGAGTTTTTCCGGCGTCGAACCGAACCCCAGCCGACGCGCCCAGTCCACTTTTAGATGATCTTCCATAATCACTTTCTCTCCGACACAGGCCCGCCCGCCGTATCTCAGACGGGCGGGCCGAAAAACCCACCTAACTACGAAGCGGGGAAATGCTGTTTGCAACCCCACCAATCAATCGACTGCGTACCAGGCGAAGTCGCCGCCGCCATGTGGCAGAACACCATGCCCAATCGAACATCGTTCGGGAAAGCATCGCCCGCCGTGTCTGAGATGGTTTTGGTGGTCGCCCGTGGAACGCCGTTGACGAAGAACGTCAACAGCTTCTTTTGCGGCTCGAACAACATACCGACCTTGATGAACGTGTCCGCCGCCAGGACTGCGGCATCCGCCTCCACCACGACCTGCGTTTCGCCGTTCTCTTGGAACGTCGTGTCCATCGCGTCGCCATCGGCTTCAAGCCGCTGGAACCCGACGAAGTTCAACGTCGAGATCAGCGCCCCGGCAACGGTCAACGGATCGCCGACAATCAGCGTTCGCGCGTCCATCAGGCCCACGATCGTGTTGTGCGCCGTGTTGGCGACGGACGACGTTTTGATCCGCGCCTCAAACGCCAACATGCCGCCCGTATTGATGATCTGAAACGGGAGGCCGCGCGTGGCGATGCACACGCTTTCGTCAGCCGTTGCTTCCGTGATGGTAATGCCGGTCCCGGCTTCATCGAGAACCGTGATGGTCGCACCGGAACTCGAAAAGGCTTTGTACCTCCCGAAATTTCCTTCCGTCGTCGGCACCGTAAAAGCGGCATCCACGAATTCATCGAACAGCCCGACCACCCGACCGGGGCGTTCATCCAACGCCTCAATATGGTCCCAAATCGCCGGACTTGGATACCGCGTAGTGTTGGCCGTAAAGCTGTCGGAATAGCTACTAAACTGACCCATGATTCACTTCTCCTTTCTTTACTTGCTCAACACGAAGTTGCGCCGCGGTTCCAAACAACACAACTGACCCCCCAGATACCGCACATGGGTAAAGGTCATCGGAGCCTCAAGGCTCGGTTCAAACACCTTGTCCTCCATGCGGAAACCCGTCTTGGAGGCCCAATACCAAGTGTTCCAGTCAATCCCGTAGATCGGGTTTTTCTGGCCCGATCCGTAGAGCACGTAGCCCGTATCTTCAAAGAACGGAACGTGGTACATCGGGATTCGGAACGTGTCCGTTTCGGTGAAGCGAGTGGCTAGGTCGCTTCCGTTGGCGTCGTTCTGCTGACGGGCCAGACTACCGCGCGTAATCAACGTCTGCTTGGTCGTGTACATCGCCTTCATCGGCGCTTCCTTCACCATGTTCGGGAAGTCAACCGGCGAATAGAAGTCGGTGTCCAATGCGGCGTGGGTGATCTTCTCCACTGCGTCGGTATCGCTAAAGGTGGTGTACTGGCAATTCCAGTTTCCCGCCGTGCGATAGGTCGCCCGACTGACGCCGCCGGGACCGGCGGTGTAACTGTTGTGATTCAGGTTCAGCAGATTTCCGTTCGTCGAGACATTAATCCCGGTGAACCCACTGTACGCCGCAGCCGTCGATTCCGGCTCGGTGAACAAAAAGTACCGAAGCGGAAAGGCCGTACGGTCATCCGTGGACGCCGCCGGTGCGGACCAGAACCAGGTCTCGAACCAGTCCGCCGCGCCTTGATCCGCGCCCAAGGCGCGGGAGGTCATCAGATTGACCAGTTCTTCCTTGCCCTTGCACGCCGAAAGCTCCCACTCACCGTAGGACCACTTCTGCACGCGGGCCAGTCGCCAGGGATAATTGGCCCGAACTTGGAAGTCTCTCTTGTCGATACTTACCGGATCATCTTCGCTGACCCACTCTCCGGTGTTGTTCGACGTAACCTGTACGTTATGCTCGAACTGATAACCGCCCCCGCCGAAGGTCTCGACGGGCAGTCCGAATTGGAATTTCGTCCATTGGCTGTTGATCGCACGCTTGGCGTTCCGCTGGATCGCGGGAAACGCCGTGTAGTGCGTTTTGGTATTGCTGATGTTGACGAAGTTCCGCCGGTTATAGTACGGAATCGTCTGTTTCAGCAACCCGGTATGAGATTCTAAAGCAGGCATAAGCCTGTTACCTCACTTCCTATCAAGAGCGCCCTCGACCGATGAACGGGTTTTGTCCGGCTTCATCCCACGCGGCTGTGATCCGATCCAGCGACCCCTGCATTTCGGCGGCGGTGTTGTCGCCCGCAGGAGTTGGTTCGCCGGATGGACCACGGCGGGATGCCGCGCGGACCACCGATCCCGGCCCTAAAGCTGCGCTCGTTGTGTTTGCACTCTTGCCGTTGCTGCCGTTGGCTTGCGCCAACCGAGCGAACGGCGACGCCGCGAAGGCGTCGGCCATGACGCGCGGCAGAGCCACGTTGTTCTCCCCCAAGATACTCGCATAGCGTTCGTAGATCGGCCTGAAATAAGCCGCGTAGGCTATGTAATTCTGCACCTTGGGGTCGTTGGGGTTCGTTACGGAGAGTTTCTTGACTTCCGAGGGAAGCCCTAAAACCTCCACGAACCCCGGCGTGGTCTTGGCTGCATCGTCCCAATCTTTAGCCGCTTGCGCTTCGCCCGCGACCGCTTGCGTGGCCTGAACACTTCGCTCAGCCCATGTGCGCAGTTCCGATAGTTCTTTTCGTAACTGCTGATTCTCCGCCCCGACGCTCTCTTTGAGTTTCTTGGCGTAGGATTCCAGTTCCCGCATCGGCTTAACCAATTCGGGAGTCATTTCGTTTTCGTCCAGCGTCAGCTTGAAGTCATCGACCACGGGCGGCGCTTGGGCGGTCGCGCCTTGCGGCGGCGGTGCCGCCTGCTGGCCTTGTTGATACTGCTGACTCTGTGCTTGCCGCCATTGCTGAAACTGTGCGTAGGCCGCCGGGTCGATTCCGGCGCGTTCCAGCGCCCCTATCCGTTTGGCGGTGATGTGGTGCCGGACCTCGCCCTCGTCCCTGAACCGCCCGATTTCGTCGTCGCTGAACCCTTCCAGCTTGGCGGCCTCGACCCACACGTTGTCGATCTTTGGTGCGGCTGGCGTAGCCACAGGCGGCGTCTCGCCAACGACCGGCGTTGCCGTCGGCTCCGCTGGCGTCGCGGCAACAAACTTCCCATCCGGTGCGCGCAGGCGATCCGGCTTGGCCGTCTCTACGCCCTGCTCGGCGAAGTATTGCTCCGCCGCCGCTTCCGCGAGCTTGATTTCCTCGGCCATCGGCTGAGCCGACAGATCGACTTCCACCGGCGCGGGTGCCGGTTCCGGCATGGGAGTCGCTGCTGTTTGTACTTGGTCTAGTACCGCTGCTTCGGGCATCGTTGTCTCGCTAAAAAAGAAAAGCCGTCGGGATTGAAAATCCACAACGGCTCCTTAACGAGCACGATGGTTAAGCATCTTGGCGGGGATCAACCGCCTCACGCTCAATCACGAGCCATCGGGTTCAACCCCGACGGCCCTTCTAAACTATACGCTTAAAAAACGCCTAAGCGTCGATTGCAAAATCTCCTTCAGTTCGTTCTGGCAACCTTCACACAAACAAACGTGGTCGCATATTCTTTCAACCTTCATGCTGTCGGGATCGTTGTAGGCACGCACATTAAATTCGCATTCAACAATCACCGTGCGATTACTGTCCCACTGGTTGTCGACCCCGAACGGCCCTATTTCCACTTTGCACTTATCGCAGCAGATCATGGCGCAGACACAATCAAAGCACGTTTCCCGTTCGTTTGAGGAGCAATGGTAAGCGTTCTACTGGTCCTGCGAGCGAACTCTGCAAACGAAATCCGCAATGCCTTCTGGCGACTGCACATTTCAATCATAGCCTTCTCGATCCCCTGCAAGCCTGTCGAAAGGATGGTCTGCAAATCCAACGGTTCGGGCATCAACCAGGACAGCGGCAGCTTACACGCAACGGGAAGTGTCGGCACGCCCTGCTGCACCGGCGAGTTGATCGCCGCTATATTAGTCAACACCGCCTCACCCATCCAGTTGCCGGTAACGTGCGCTTCGCAGACGTGGAAGCCGCGTTTTCGCAGTTCCGCATTGCAGTCCGCTACAAAGTCGTCGAGCTGCGCCATGTGATCCGCGAAGGTCAGAGGCGGCTTCTCTTCGGGCGGCAAAGCTATTTTCAACTCCCCATTCACGACATTCGCACTCCCGCCTTGCACTCGTTGACCGCGAGAACGATCAATTCAGCGTTCGCTCTCGCCGCATCGCGGATCAAAGGGCCAGAGTGTACGTAGGCGACAATTCGGCCTGGGCCGACATGATCGCCGTCCATCCTGCGCCATGAGTCTCCACCGCCGGATACGATACGCAACGAATCTTCGTCCTCTACGACGCGCCACGGTAACGGCGTATGCCCCTCAAACAACTGTATCGGTTCGTCCATCGCTTGAATCATGCAACCTTTTACCAGCTTGTCAACTATCTCAGGTTGCGATAATCCGGTTTCCACGCTCATCGAATCTCATATTGGCGCGTCCCCTCTGTCTGCCAAATGACATCAGATAGTCCAGGTTGCGATTGCCAACTGGCCGTCCGGTAGCCGCTTTCGGCTGTCCGGCCTGCAAAAACGCCTGTAATCGGGCACGTCTGGCCGGATCGGTTTCGTTGGCAAGATCGGTCATCAGCGACCGCCTTGCGGATTCGTTCGTCAACGGCGGAGGCACAGCCATACCAGCCGGAAGATTCGATCCACCGTAGGGCTGACCGAAGATGTTCGTCTGGTAGCCCTGCGCGTTGCGCGGAGCGTTCGCCGCAGCGCCCGGGAACAGTTGCCTACCGCCGAAGCTGGCGTTGGCAAAGGGGTTCATCAGACCGAAGAAGTTCAACCCGCCGCCAGCCTGTCCGCCGCCTTGCGCCTGTTCGTTCGCCGCCGCGCTCGCCGCCGCTTGTTCGTCCGCCCGACCGATGATCGGATCAAACGTCTGTCCAAATGGAGGTGTGGGAGGCGGTGGCGGCATCGGCGGATACGGTCCCGGTGGTCGCAAGTAGGGCGTCTGACCATAGCCGTAGCCGTAGGTCGGCGGACGATTCAAGTACTGCGAACCGCTCCCATAGTTCGGATTGTTCCCAATGTAAGTTCCAGCCATAAATCACCTCTCAACAAAAAAATTCACCTTCAGCGGGAAGTTCGTATCGCCGCCACGAATCAGCCCTAACTCCCTCTTTCCACATGGTCGTCGCCTCCTTCAGCGTGGAGCGCAAATGGCTTTCGCAGCGATCGCATAAGGTCATGAATTCCACCATCGGAAGCGCAATACGATCCGCCCGCTCCACCCTCACGATCACTCCTTGACATTGCCTGTTTTCCTCCATCGGGCACTGGCAGCGTTCACATTTCATGTCGTGCCCCCAAAATCTCCGGGGCATGGATCGCCGTAGGATGCGTCTCGATCCACCCGCTTGTGCGCCCGCAGCCAACTATTCTTGTGCGAGCGCCCGTTAAACTCCGCCCGCCAAGCGCCCACTTTTTCGCCGCGAGCGTTGACCTTGGAATGTGTTTGAACATAGTCAATAGACACGCCGAGTTCCGCGTCTCGTTTCTTGGCTGCGTCCAGCGTCGCCTGCGTACCGACGATTCCGTTGGACCGCGACAACTGATGCGCTTCCGCGTTACGGCCAGAAGTTCGCTTAGACAGCACTTCTTTCTTGCCGGTTGCGAAGTCCACCAGCGTCACCGTTTTGACGCCGTTCTTCCTGTCGATGCACAGCACCGCCATAATTCAGCTTCCTCCAACACACGCGCCCGTCCACATTTATTTTCGTGGGCGCTTTCCCGTCTACATAGTGCCGGTCGATGATGCGGTCGCCGGACTCGGAAACGTATCTATACAGAGCCATCGTACAGCCAATAAGCCAAACCTTGCGGCTTTGCGTTCGGATCGTACGGAGGCACTGATTCGGCGAAGGCCCTATCGTAGGCTTGCATGGCCTCCAATCTCGCCTCGACGACTTCCCGCGAAACCGTCCAAGTTGCCGAATGTTTCCGCCAAGGCATTTTCGCAGGCTTCGGTTTCAACGCCGCGTAGATAGCCTTCGGCCCCGCTACACACGCCGCCGTCAACCACCCGAAAAAAGATCGTCGAGTCATCATGCGACCGTCCTTATCGCCCCGTTGTCCTGACCGTTGCGGCCCATCATGCGAAGGATTTCCATGTCAGCCCCAGACCCGTCCGATTCGCTGCGCCGGGTATAGTTCCCGTTCGGCTTGCCCGGATCGGTCGGCTGCGCCCCACGACCGCTCCCAAGCAACTGAGTCAGTTTCTGGGGGTCTTGGTTCAAAATCAGCACATCGTACAATTCCGGCAGGTTCTTCATCTTGGCGATGGTCCGTACCACCGCCTCCACGTCGATCATAATACCCTGCGCCGCCGCTTGATCGCCCATGCCCATCACAATCTGGATCGCGCCCAGCATGTCCGCCAAAACGCTCTGCGGGGTCTTATCGACGTAACTGTAGGGCATCACATCGACCTCGAACTCCATCTCCATCGCGAACTTGCGGTGCTCCGCCGTCCACGGGAACTCGTAGGACAAGTCCTTGCCGATCTGCTTGCGGATCATCTGCGGATTCGGGTCGGGGTCGCGCACGTCGAACCAAAAGACGTTCTTACAGAACTGCTTCATAAAGACCTGCGCCCAGCCCGCCATGTCGTCGAGCATTTCGTTGGACGCACCGCGAAGCAATCGCTCCTGGCCCAGCGTATCCGCCTGCTGCATGAACTGGTCGATGATCCCGTTGCTGGCGTAGCTGAAGTCGCGTTTCTGCTTCTCGGCCATGCCCACGGTGCCTTGGTCCGCGCCGCCGATATGCCCCCACCGAACCGAGCCGTTTTCCTGCATGACGCTCTGGTTGTTGACCGCGTTCACGATTTCCTCGGCCACGTTCTTATCGGCGTTGGAGTAGAACAGCAGCCCTTTAGCGACTTGCTGCTGGTGGATGGCCTTCATATCCAGCACGTTGAACGCCTTGTGCTTGGTGAACAGGTGCATCAGCGGCGAAATCGGGATCGCGTGGTGAGGGGGCTTCTCGTAGTAGAGATACTGATAGGGGCCTTCTCGCGGCCCCAGCCAGTCGAACTCCATGAGCCGCATCTGCGGTTGGTGGCGCGGGAAATAAACCAGCTTGTTGCGCGGCTTATCATAAACACAGAAAATCTCCGCGTAATCATAGAGGGAGTTCTTGTTGCTCCCGAACGCGCGCCGGAAGTTGGTCGTCTCATCGCGCTGGGAATCGTCGATCCCGTTGTCCTCGACTTCCATCCTGGCCTGTTCGTCGAACAGCGGATGCTCGCGGATGTCCACGATTTTCATTCTGAACTTGTGGTACTGGAAATCCGCGCCTTCGAGCGTGGGACTCTGGAGGTCGTATCCGTAGTCGGCGCGGTCGATGGCTTCCACGGCAAGGTCGAGCTTCATGCCTTCCGGCGTACCGACGTAGCAAGGAGCGAAGAACAGAATTCCGCACGATACCATCGACTGATCGACCACTTCGCGCAAAGCGTTCACGCAGTTGCTTCGCGCAATCCTGCGGTTGGTGCTGATCTCTTCATTCTCCGACCAGGACTTCATTTGCGGATCGGCGGTAGACACCATCGCCCTCGGCGCTTTGCTGATTAGATGCCTGGACATGGCGCGCGCGGCGAGGCTCATCAACGGTACCGCCGTCTGCGGCCCAGATTCGCCGAGCCGCGTCGGGTAATACTCCCCCATGAGGTAGCGGATGAGGGTCTGGTGGATGACCCGATCGGCTTTCTGATCCCGATAGCTAGTATCTACTACTTCGGCTAAACGCTGGAAGTGGGGATCGGGAGTTTCAAACATAGCACTACAACTCGCTTCGCTCGTCGCCTACAATCATGGGCTACTTGACGGGAATGTCAAATCACACTAGACCAGCGCATCCTCCCATGACTGCCGCTTCTCGGATTCTTTGAGGCTTCGATAGCTGCCCCACGGGGCCTGACCCTTCATTCTCTGCGGTTCGTAGGCCCGTTTCAACGCCTGGCAGATGCAAACCCTGGCGATCACCCGGTCGCCGTGGTTATCCCGCGTCCCGCTCGGATCGGCCGCCATGAGGCTCGCCGTGTGGATCGGAGCGCCCGTCCCGTTGGGGTTATTCTGGTAGTGCCGCATCTCCCGCACGCACTCGGCACTTCGCTCCTTAAACTTGCCCTCACAAATAAGCTGTTGATGCAAGCCAAAGGCCAGCCTTGCCATCTCCCCGCCCACCTTATGCCAGCCGTACTTCGGACCAGCACCCGCCTTGCTCCACTTCCCGACCTCGGTGAACACGTTGGGATACCGATACTTTTTCACTAAGGTCTCGTTCAACTCCGCACCCGGCCCGTTGCTCTCCGCCACGATGAACGCGGGCAGAAAATCATCGCCCTCGAACCACCGGCCCACGGCGCAGGCAATCGCGGCCAGTTCGAAGGGCTTGACCCCGTGGGTGACGTACTCCGCCACGATCTCGCCGGTCAGCCAGCTACAAACCGCGATCACGCTGTTGCTCGCCCCACGACCGGAATCGTCCGTGGTACCAGCCGCCGTGTCGATGCCGAGGATGTACCTGTCCGCACGGCTAGGCCTGCCCGCCGCATCGAACTCCATCCAGAACTTCCAGCGACCATTCGGTTGCTCACAGAAGCGGCTCACGAACGGACCTTTCGGCGTTTCGGCGTTTTCGTATTTCGGCGTTTCTATTACGTCCAACTCCCCGATGTGCCTCGGCAGCATCACCGTACCCGGCTTGTCCGCCGTGCCGGCCATCTTCAGGAAAGTATCCGCGCTGTAATACCCGCCGACCTGCACGCTCTCGTCGGCGTAGTAAAGCTCGTTGGCCTTCATCCGGTCGTTGTTGATCTCCGCCAGCTTCCTTGCCAGCCACGGCGAAGTGCGCACCCCCGTCTCCGGGTCGATGGCCACGTCCTTCGCGTAGTCCGGGTGCATCCACCACTGAAGATCAAGCTGCTCTACGCCCGGCGCTTCCTTAAGAATGGTGCTGAACGGATGGTCCAGGTTCCCGATGGTGCTGATCCAGAACTTGCACGGACTGAACGCCTGCAAGCCACCGATGATGTCGTACAGGTTCTCCGTGCGGCTGGCTTCGTCCCACCATGCGGCGTAGCCCCGCTCGCCGTGAGCCGCCGCCCCCGAAGCGCTCGTACCCCAGATGATCGACCCGTTCTCCGGGTTCATAATCTTCATGCGGCTGCGGAACGGCTCAACCCGCGGCTGATAGCCTTCCGGCAGCAGCCACGGCGACTGGTTCAGGTGAATGTAATCAAACTTGGGAATCAGCTTCGACCACTCGCCAACCTCAGCCGACAGCTTCCCCGTCGCCATCGTGCCGTCCACTTCCTCCTCGCGATGACTACCCACTAGAAGGTGCCGGTTCCTCATAAAGTGCCAGCAATGTTCGAAAATGATGGTCGCCAGCCAGCTTAAACCCATGCGGCGGGGTTTCTTACTCCGCAGCGGGCAACGCTGCTCGTGCATCGACCACCACATCTTCGTCAACGCCTCGACCTGGAACTCATACGGAATGAACGGAACTGGGCCGGGCGTGCCGCTCTCGTCGCCCGCGTCGTAGATGTACACAAACGTCGAAGCGTAGAACAGCAAGTCCTCGGCGCACTTCTTGCGCAGCATCTTCCGCCCGTACGCATCCGAGACGTTGCCCATTTTCTGACGGAATCTCTTGTTTTGCTCAGGATCGGTAGGAACTTCGCCGTTGCAGAAATGGGGAAAGTAGAGACGTTGTTTTGACTCTAATTCAGGGCCGATGAGTTGCCATTTACTCACTAATCGGCTTCCAGTCTAGTCGTGCTATGGTCGTTTGAATGCGAACATCTTCCGCAACCATCTGAAAATCCGCCTCGATTTCTTCCTTATGAAACTCGATTCCGCCTGGAAACGAACGTTCCAAAATGCCGAGCGAACAAGATTGGCAAAACGCAATCGCATTCTCCGACATGGGGCCACCGCACTTCATGCACTCACGCATCGCCTTTGTCCTTCCCGAACATCCGCCGGTTCCACTCCGCCATCTTCGCCGACTCGTCCGCCTCACTCTCACCCGCCGCGTCCTCCTTGAACGCCGCAGGCTTGGCCTTCTTGTCGCCGGGAGTCAACCGCTTATTCCACGCCAACTCCGTAAACTTCATCTGCCGAGCCTTCTGGTCCGGCCCAGGAGCCATCACCGTCAGCCAGTCCTTAATCGCACCCTGACTAGGAGCACCCTTGAACCACGGAGCCTGATGCAAGTTACACCGAATCCACCGAAACTCAACCGCAATGTCAACCTGGTCGGGTAATCCGCCAGCCGACTCAAGGGCATCCACCATCACCCGATCCCACTCATCGTCCGAAAACGTCGAACCGATAATAGTCGAATCACCCTTCTGAGCACGAGCCTCCATCAGCTTCGCTTCCCAGTCACAACCGTCCAACGGACCCTTCAAGAACTTACCGTGCCTACCAAATACCCCCTTGTCCACACCATAAGCCACCCGAACCTGGATCGGCGTCATCTTCAACGGCACCGCATACTTCGACATCACCAACAACGCCGCCTGAACCTCCTCCCGCTCCACACCAACTACCCGTAAGGCCGCATAGAAAATCGAATTGAACGCCTTCCCAACCTTATACTGATGCCATTCCTGGGACCGCGCATACTCCACCGCACCGGCCGTCAACGGCAGAACGGCCCCATCCACAGCCACCACAGGCGCAGCCAAAGGATCGCCAGTAACAAACTCGTCACCAGTGGCGGAAATGGTCGAATCTGGTTGATCTTGGTCGAATCTGGCCACTTCAGAATCCAAAAGTCACGCACGAGGGGAGAGGGTTAGATACAACGCGTACGCGCGTACGGCAGCCGTCAAGGGTAAATTCCTGCCCCTGAGATAGGGTCCCATGTCTTCGTTATCGGCCTTGTAATCATAAGTCATTGTCAACGCTGCACTTACGATCTAACGTCCGATAGTCGAGCGAAGCATAATATTCATTATAGGACTTTATCTCCGTTACAGGCCATCGAATTCGCCCTTGCAAGCCTATGGCATGGGCTGGCGAACGTCAACAGGAAAGCTACCATCTCGCCATGCATCTCGCTTGGGCGCCATAACATATTGTCCATATCATCCATCATCCATCACCCATCACCTCGCCACCGTCGCCCAATTAGCGTTCGCCGTTCAATCAGCGCTCAAACAAGGCTTGCGTAGCTCGTCTCGACGTGCTGATGAGGTAGGCAGGTCCAGCCGTCGTAGATCATTCGCTGTCGGTAGGCCGAATGGTTGAAGGGGTCGGCTGGGCTTGCCGGCGCTTCGTGGCTGGCATCATCCAAGTATCCGCCGCATCGGACGCAGCGACCCTTGATTCCGATTCTGGTTGCCGTGTAACCGCAGTCTTGGCAGTGAATCACAGGCGTTCTCCTCGGGGGGCCGCGGGGGCCCGCGC